ATGGATTATAATTAAATCCATCATCGTCCTTTGCAGGTACGGCAGTAGTAGGCTCTTCTGCTAAAACTTCTTCAATTGTTTTTGTTATGTCTGACATTAATCAATAAGATCTTTAATGTAGTCTGATCCTTTACCAATTGTAACTTCGCCACCTAAATTGAAAACTTTACCAGCAGGTTTTTTACCTTGCGAAGTCCCTGTAATCGATGTTGTAGTATCTATTGTCATTGCTCTTGGTAAATCTTCTTCTTTTTGATAAATGGTATTATCTACTTCAACAGGTGTCTCCATCTCCTCAAACTTTTTAGCTATTTCGTCTATAGTTTTTTTATCTATTTTTCCTCTGGGCATGACTTCTCCGTTTATTAGATTAAATCTTTAATGTAATCTCCACCCTTACCAACTGTAACTTCTCCGCCTAATTTTAATTTTGCTTCTCCAGTTTTTTTCTCTAAAGGATTGTCGATTTCTTCCATAACGTTTGTTGAGCTTTCTGGAACAGCAGAAGATTTCTTTTTTCCTTTAAGAATTCTTCCTGCCATAGCTATTGGTGATAAAAATTCAATCCCTTTTGCACCACTCTCTTTTGCTTTTTTGAAAACTTCAACTCCTAAACCCATAAAAGCTTTTACAGGTTTTTTATTTTGATGATCTTTCATAACTTCTCCTAATAATATTTGTATTCTTTTGGACTTGGATAATCATACATATCCTCTTTCCAATCTGATAATAACTCAATAAAGTTCCCTTGTCTGTACCTTAGCATGGCTTGAGACATGCTATCTACGTAATCATCATGCGCCCCATGTGGAAATGATGCACATTCTTCAATAACTTCTTGAGCCCAATGCTCTTGTTCAGGATACCAGACAGCTCCTGATTCAAACAACGGTGCAACAGAATTTACTCTTACAAATTTATCTTTACCTTTTGTAGGCACAAAATCTACTACGGGTATACCCATACGTCTAAACTCTTGCGCTAATGGTTGTCCTGTTGCCTTAGCTTCAATGACCACGGTCTCAGGTTCCCAGTATTTGTATTGCTCTAATGCTATGGCTTTGAGTTCTGGAAAATCATATTTGCCTTTCATTGCATCTAATAAAATTACATTTGGCTCTTGTCCTTCTTTTGGAAAAAAAATACCCCATGTAGTAATCGCACTATAGTCTGCAGTTTCCTTTTTTGAAAAAGCTGTATCATAGGATTGAATTATTCCTTGTAAACTTGGAACATCCTTTTCTTTCCATGGTCTCCACCACTCTCTTTTGATAATAGCACCCTCCTCAGAAGTAGGCTCTTGCATATATTGAGCTGACCAGTTTCTTACAGGCAATGATGCTTTTACTTTTAACAATTCTTCTAATTCCCAATACTCAGGCCATACAGGTTTTTCATTTGGCATGATTGCGGGAAAAGAAATTTGTTTCCACTTATCTGCTTTAGGTTCTTTTTGAGCCTTGATTAATCTTCCAGTAAGATCATCTTCTGCCCAACGTGTCATAACCACGACTATTGTTCCACCAGGTTGTAAACGCTGTCTGGGTCCTGATACATACCAATCAAAAGATTTTTCCATAGCCGTATCTGACAAAGCATCTTGTTCAGTATGTGGATCATCGATAATAAGTAAGTCCGCCCCTCGTCCTGTGATAGAACCGCCGCTGCATAATATTCTCCCCCATGATTAGTCTCCCAACGTCCTTTAGCCTTACTATCTTCTCTTAGTTTAACATCTCCAAATATTTGTTTATAGTCTGCTGAGTCCATAAGATTACGAACCTTTGAACCGAACCTTGCTGATAATTCTGAGTTGTGGGATACCTGCATAATTTTTAATTTTGGAAACTTCCCTATCATCCAAGCAGGAAATAAATACGATGCAAATTCTGATTTAGTATGTCTAGGAGGCATATTAATTATGAGCCTTCCTTTTCGTTCTTTAGAAATTTTTGTAAACTCAGCAGCTATTATCTGATGGTGCCCCCATTTCTTTGGGTCCTTATCCAATCTACATACGAAGTCAGGCCAAACATTTTTTACAAAATATATAAAATTATCTTGGCACAATTTTATGTGCTCAATCCATCTTTTCTCTACAGCTACTCTTAGCTGTTCAGTTGTTAATAATTCTTTTTGCACCATCTATATTTACTCTCACTATGAACTTTTTCTTGCCACTCCCTACCTGGTCTAGTTGTCCAACCTTTACCTTTTGCAAAAGGTCGAGTGACAGCTTCTTTTTCAAAGCCACAAGCGTTCAAACTAATACCCGACTCATTTTGTAGGGTATAAGTAATAATTTTTTTACCACCCATAAGCTGCCATATGTTCCAAGCTTTTGCATACAAAAAACTATTAACATTTTTTGTTCCATCAGAACAGGTTCTTAGTATCTCTGCAGTATACCTATTATCTAACTTTCTAGCTACAGGTCTACCAAGCACTAGGATTCCTACTAATTTATCATTCTTCAAAGCTCCTAAACAAAATTTACAACCTCTTACCTTCTTACTATGACGATGTAACTTAATTATAAAGTTGTTGGCCTCAGCCATTGAAATAGGGATACATTTCATTTTCATTTTGGGTCCCCTTTTGTATCATAATAAAATAAACTCGACTACATGTATAAATCTTGTTCTCAAGGCGATCTCTAAGTTACATCAAAAGTTGTAGAACGTCGCAAGATATTGTGGTTAGTGGTTGTATGTCGTACTAGATATTGAGCCTTCTAACACGTTACCTTCAGGAACCAGCTGCAAACCAGTTGCTGCCAGGCAGCAGCATCTACCTGCTGCCTGGAAATTTTAGATGTAAGGATTATGTAAAGAGTTAGTTCTCTTTGATGGTATTAGTTTATTCCACGTTGGTTTGTATTTTTGTAGCCAACGTCTTTCATACCATCTGATTTTATCGGGATCTTTTACTCGCAATATTTTAACAACGCAATTCATTCTTTCAAAGTCGTAAGAACGTAATCTTTGATGAATATCCCAACGCGACATTCCGATATACTTAATGATTTTACTTTCTTTACTAATAATAAAGTATATACCCCCGAAACATTCGGGGATATAACTAGGTTTAAGGTTGAATATTCTTTTACCCATTATTCAACTGTTCAAGTATCGGTCTCAAATTTCTAATAAGATTTTGTTTTAATTCTTTTACAATATCATCATTAGGATACTTAACTAAAATTTCCTCTACAGCACTTTCTAATTGTTTATACATAAACTGATAGTTCAATGCAGTAGTAGGATTGTCAGTTGGTTGATCTACTTGTTGAGCAGATTGCTCAACAAGTGTCGTATTAAGTATGTTAATTAAATCGTTATTAGGCATCAGCACCCCCGATTTTTTCATACTTAACTTTTATTTCTGTAGTCTCTTGTTCAACTAAAAATTCCTCATACAATTTTGGAAATTTTTCTTTGAACTTAGTTGTGTCAAATCTTTTCATCTTTCTTTCGATAAGTTGAGCAAAACCCTCAAAGTCATTACCCATATCATTTAAGATAATAAGATTTGTTTTTAAGTCTTTGAAAGTTTCCACATATTCGGGTTTCATAAGACTTGTTTGTTTAGTGTATTCTGAAATCGTACTTTTCAAAATACCATAGTTTAACAATGCAAGTTTTTGTTTTTGACTTGCTTTTTTAACTCTTATTTTTTTAAGAGTGTTTTTTTGCTTTGTCATAACTTTTACTCCTTTTGTTTATGTTAAGTTATAACTAATCTTATATAGATAAGATTTTTAAAAACAACTCTTTTTTTCACTATTTCAAAAAAAAATTTCTTTCATAGAGCCACGCACATTAAGATTTTGAACTCTTTTGATACTAGGGGTCATGGCTTTTTTTATCTAAGAAGATTTTAAATTTTGATACCGTGTTGCGAACTGGCGTCCTAATCTTTCTTTTTAAAATAATTAGAGAACGCAGAAACGAGAAACGAGACGGCACGGGTTGAAGCCCGTGCCGATTGAATAAATAACAGGCACAACATAAATAAACTATTGTTTCAACAAATCCTAAATCCATTACTTTCCTCACAGAACTCAATAAACTCATTTACATTCTCTAGAGTAAAAGGGTATTCTGAAGCATAGTCGTACTTCGCTTGTATCCAACTCCATGTATCATGATCGTCTTTTGGATAGTCACGTGGTGCGAGATTTTTTTCACCTGTTTCAGCTTCGACTTTCTTTCGTAACATTTCATGAAGTTTATTTACATGGCGATTATTTTCTTCGGCTTTATCCATGTCCTCTTCGCATTCTTTGACACCTTTCGCAACTGTTCCATTATCAATTAATGCTTTTAATTGATTTGCGATTTGTTTAGCTTGTTCTTGGCTTACCTCATGCCCACCGTTAGACTGCCACAAAGGTTTGTTTTTTTCTTCTATCACCCCTGTATGTTCGCAGACAAATTCGGCGAGACGACGCCACCACCAAACATTGTTTCTAAAATACTCACCTTTTTCTGTTTTATGATTTCCTAGACTATATAAATCAAAGCCCATGATTTTCTCCTTTTGTTTATGTTTATCCCATGAATATAAGAGCTAATTAAGTAAAGTCAAGCACAAAATTTTCACGATCCACAAGAGCTTCAGGAACAAAAACTGGGGCTCTGGCTCTGGGAGCTGGTCTCTACATATTTGAGTGTCATCAAACGAGGAACTACCAACGAGACCACGCCTCTTCCAGCAGGATCTGGTGCTGGTACTGGCCAGGTCTCTTACC